AAAGTAGTAGCAACCATATCATAGCACCTTTAATAACACATAGTCAAAGGCTGTTTTACGATAGCGACCAAAACAACGAAGCACCTGACAATGGTAATTTGTATTGGCACCCTGGGGGTGGTAACCATATACACGGTGTAAAGTTTAACGAGCTAAAGTATGCAATACGAGTAAACAAGATTATAGAGCAAATAGAAGCTGACTTTGACTTGTCTTTTTCTAATGATTTCTTCAACAACACAGGCATAGACAAGATGAATGACTTGTTTTTATGGCTTCACAGAAAGTCAGGAGCAGTAGAGGACTTGTCAGGAAGTACAGGAAATTATGTAACCCAGATAGATGGTTGGACTTCTCAAAATGATGACGTATTTAGCATAAACAATACAACCTTTACGGTAAACACAGGTAATTCTCCTGCTGTTAATTTTAGCGAATTTCAGCTAGACCTAAATACAACAAGCGGAACATCTTATAAGGTAGAAATTTTTAAAGATGGTACAAGCGTATATTCAGAAACAGGCATAACAGGAAACCATACAGTAGATGCTACAACAGGAGATTTTGATATTGAAGATGGCGATTATACTGTGTTTGTAACAGCAACAGCAGCTATCACTTTTTCTAGTATTGTATGGAGAGCTACATTTCAAGAAGTAGGCGACCCTGCAATTACAGTAGATTATTCAACTACAAAAACTACTAATTCTACTTTTGCTTTTAACATATCACAACAGATACCTGATATGAAGATACTAGATTTTCTCACAGGGTTATTTAAGTTGTTTAATCTTACAGCCTTTGTAGAAAACAATGTAATAAAAGTACAGCCTTTAGATGACTTCTATGCAGGTACAGACACATACGATATAACAGAGTTTGTAGACGTAGAGAGTAGCAAAGTAGATGTAGCACTACCATACAAAGAGATAGAGTTTAAGTTTAAAGATACCAAGACATTTTTAGCAAATAAGTTTGGAGAGTTAAATAACAGAGAATGGGGTAAGCTATCCTACAATGCAGGTGAAATAGATTTAGCAGGACAGCTATATAAAGTAGAGGTACCTTTTGGACACTTACTATATGAGCGACTAAATGACTTAAACGGTGGCAATCAAACTAGCGTACAATGGGGTTATAATGTAGACAAGAGCCAGAACGCATATTTAGGCAGCCCATTATTATTTTATCCCATATATAACAATGGCACAAGTATATCATTTGTAAATTCAGTAGATGCAGACAATGTAGCAAACGGACACGAAGAAATAGTAAGTGCTAATATGCCTTTCAATAGCGTAAGCAATAACTCTGCTACTGATGACTTTCAGTTAAACTTTAATAGGGAAACTAGCGAATGGACACAAGATACATCTTTTGCTGATACGTTATATTCTACAAACTATACAGATTACATAGTAAGCGTATTTAATTTAAAGCAAAGATTAACAAAGGTTAAAGCATATTTGCCTATGCGTATCTTACTTAATTACAATCTAGGAGATAGATTTATAATAGCAGAAAGCCAATACAAAATAAACAGCGTATCTACTAACCTACTAACAGGAGAAAGCAACCTAGAACTAATAAACGACTTATGATACAGAATATACTAGATTTATTAAAGTTAGCAAACGGAGAAACAGAGAACATCCGTATAGCACAGGGTAAGCACTTCTTACCTAATGGCTTATTGGGTGCGGGTAAAAAAATTAAAAGAGAAGCAAAATGGCAGAAGTAGTAACTATACAACTCAAAACAGATACAGGACAAGCTGTAAAGGGTATAGAGAAAGTAGATGAGAGCATACAATCTACTAATCAAGCGGTGGGTGGGCTTACCAATTCATTAGATAAAATGACAGGCGGAATGATTACCAAGTTTTCTAATTTTGGTAAATCAATCACAGGAGTTGCTAGAGGCATAGGCGGAACAAGTAAGGCACTTAAAGTTCTAAAGGTTGCACTTGTATCAACAGGTATTGGAGCCATTGTTGTTGCGTTTGGGTCGCTCGTTACTTTTCTAACCTCTACACAACGAGGTATGGATAAGGTGTCAAAGGTTACGGCGGCACTCGGAGCAACATTTGATGTACTGAAAGATAGAATAAGTGGTATAGGAGAGGCGTTTACTTTGTTATTTTCAGGTAAACCAGGAGAAGCCTTTGACAAACTAAAGGAAAGTGTTACAGGAGTAACAGACGAGATAGTAAGAGAAACTAAAGCAGCGTATGAATTAGCAGGTGCATTACAAGCGGTAGAGGATAGGGAAATAGGTCTTATAGAAAGCACAGCAGAAAGACGTAAAGAAATATCAAGGTTGAGGTTAGTTACAGAAGATGAAACTAAAAGCTATAAAGAAAGAATTGCAGCGTTAGATGAGGCAATTAGATTAGAGGGAGAGATATTAGATGAGCAATTATCGATAGCAAAAGAAAGGGCAAGAATATCAGCAGAACAACTAGCACTTGGAGAAAGTAGCAGGGATGAAATAAGAGAAAACGCACAACTACAAGCGCAGGTATCTGAATTAGAAGAAAGGTCTTTGCAATTTAGTAGGTCTATTTTTACAAGACGTAATGCTTTAATAAGACAAGAACAAGCTGAACAAAAAGAACTTTTAGAAGCACGTAAAGTAACATCTATAACTGAAAAAATAGATTTAGAACAAGGTTTATCCGTAAAAGCTGAAATAGCTGCAAAGGATATATTGCTTACTAAACAAACAGAAGAAGAAAAGTTTAACATTATATCAGGATTTGCACAAGCCCAAGCCCAAGCAGAAATAGAATGGTCTAAAATGACTGTTGACCAAAAGCTACAATATGCTCAACAAGGTCTAGCAGGTCTAGCAGCTAATTTAGGTAAAGAAACAGCAGCAGGTAAGGCAGCAGCAATATCTAGCACTTTAATATCTACATATCAAGGAGCACAAGACAGTTATAAATCATTGGCAGGTATTCCTATAATTGGTCCTGCATTGGGTTTTGCCGCAGCAGCAGCAGCAGTTGCAGGGGGATTAGCTAATGTAAAAGCAATCACATCTACTAAAACACCACAAACAGCAGGAATAGGCGGTGGTGGCGCACCAAGTACAGCTAGACCATCAGGCGGTGCAGCAACATCACAACCACCTGCATTTAACATAGTAGGAGCAGGAGCAGAGAACCAATTAGCAGAAACAATAGCAGGACAAAGTGAAAGACCTGTAAAAGCCTTTGTAGTATCACAAGACGTTACAACAGCACAGAGTTTAGAGCGTAATATAGTAGATGGTGCTTCAATTTAGTAAAATTAAAAATAAAGACGTTATACTTATATGAGAATTGTAGAACTTATACTTGACGAAAATAGTGTAGAGGGGATAGAAGCTATATCAATAGTAGAAAACCCTGCAATAGAAGAAGATTTTATAGCACTAAAAAACGAAGAAATACAATTAGCGCAAATAGACAAACAACTACTAGTAGGTGCTTTACTTATACCTAACAAGCCTATATACAGACGTAAAGGAGAAGATGAGTATTACATATACTTTTCTAAAGATACTATCCGTAAGGCTGCCGAAATGTATCTTACTAAGGGCAATCAAAATAACAGCACACTAGAACATCAACATCAACTTAGTGGACTTACCCTAGTAGAGAGTTGGCTTGTAGAAGATGAAACGCACGATAAGTCAAGAAAGTATGGTCTTAATGTTCCTGTTGGCTCTTGGATGGGAGTTGTCAAAGTAAACAATGATGAGGTCTGGAATGACTATGTAAAAACAGGCAAAGTAAAAGGTTTTAGTATTGAGGGGTACTTTATAGATAAGATGGAAAGACCTAACGAACCTATAAACGACTTTGAAGAAGAAGAAGCAGAGGAGATGCTGTCTTATATCCGTAGAATTGTTAGAGATGACAAACGCTATAAGGGTGGTAAGAAAGAAGAACTAGAAAGCTACTCTGACTATCCTGATGCTGTAAAGAACAATGCACAAAGAGGTATAGACCTAAATAAGGAAGTAAACAATAAATGTGCTACTGATGTAGGTAAGATAAGAGCGCAACAACTAGCACAAGGTAAGCCTATTAGCGAAAATACTATTAAACGTATGTACAGCTATCTAAGTAGAGCAGAAGAATACTATGATGAAAGAGATACAAAGGCTTGTGGTACTATATCTTACTTATTATGGGGTGGTAAAGCAGCTAAGAGATGGGCTGAAAGTAAGTTAAAAGAATTAGGAGTATTAGAGTTAGCTAGTGAAGTAGTTAGCGACACTATGGCAATTATAGATGATAGATTAGCCTACTCTACAAAAGAACTAGCTATCCAAGCTGCTAAAGACATAGGCTGTGAGAGTTATCACGAACACGATTTTGAGGGTAAGATATGGTATATGCCTTGTGAGCAGCATAAGATAAAATAATGGCTAAAAGAATTGAAGTAGCACATATAGTAAAGTCAAAAGTAAAACGTAAAGGTGTACACGCTAAAACAAAAATGAGTACAGTTAAAGGAAGTAAGAATTATAAAAAGAAATACAGAGGACAAGGCAAATGATTAGAAGATTTTTAACACCATCTAAGACAAGCCCTAAGAGCAGTAGACGTGGATGTTTATGTGCTGATAAAGATACTTATAGTACAAAGTGCTGTAAAGGTAAACTCATCAATCAAGGTATTGGTAAAATTTAAAAATGTAAAATAAGTTAAATAAATAGTTATAGTTATATGAAAGCAACTGAAATGTTAAACAAAATAAAAACCTTTCTAGGAGAAGAAACTACTGACATTGTAGATAGCATCCAAGAAAAGGTAGAACTAGCAACTGCAAAGCTAGAAAATGGTACTGTACTAGAAGCAGAAGCCTTTGAAGCAGGTAAAGAAATCTTTATTATTACTGATGATGAAAAGGTAGCACTTCCTGTTGGAGAGTATATGATGGAAGATGGTAAAAGCCTTATTATAGAAGATGAGGGCATCATTGCTGAAATCAAAGACCTAGAAGAAGAAGAAGCTCCTGCTGTAGAAGAAGAAGAAGCTAAAGAAGATTTAGGCTATGCTACTAGAGAAGAATTAGCAGAAGCAGTATCTGAAATTAAGGCAATGATTGAAGACCTTAAAAAAGATAAAGAAGAAATGAGCGAGGAAGTAGAAGATAAGGTAGAAGAAACTGAATTGTCAAAGGACTTGCAAGAACAGCTATCTGAACCTGCTGCTGAACCTATTGCTCATAACCCAGAAAAAACAAACAACTTTAATGTGAAGTTTGCACAAAATAGAAAGCAGACAACACTTGACAAAGTTTTATCAAAAATTAACAACTAAATAAATAAATAAAAATGGCTAATCCAACAATTACATCTTCATCTTATGCAGGAGAGTTTGCAGGTAAATACCTTGCTGCTGCCTTATTAAGTGCTGATACACTAGATAGTGGTACTGTAACTATCTTACCTAACGTAAAGTATAAAGCTGCTATGAAAGTAGGTGCGTTCGCTAACTTAGTGCGCTCTGCTGATTGCGACTTTGACAGCTCTACATCTACAATGACACTAACTGAAAAAGTGCTTACTCCTGCTGAATTGCAAGTAAATTTACAAATCTGTAAGAAAGAATTACACGCAGATTGGGAAGCTGCTCAAATGGGCTTTAGTGCTTTTGATGAATTGCCACCTTTATTCTCTGACTTTGTTATTGCTCAAGTAGCAGCTGAGGTTGCTAATGCAACTGAAACTTCTATCTGGCAAGGTAGCGCAGGAGAGGGTAGCTTTGATGGCTTTGATACTCTATTAACTGCTGATGGTGGTGCAGATGTAACTGCTGTTTCTGTTGATAGCTCTAATGTAATTGCACAACTAGGTGCTATTGCTGATGCTATCCCATCAACTGTTTATGGTAAAGAGGACTTGAACTTATATGTATCTTCAAACATTGCTAGAGCGTATGTACGTGCTTTAGGTGGGTTTGTTGCTACTATCGGTGCTAATGGTGTAGATAATAAAGGAACTACTTGGTACAATGGTGGACAACTAACATTTGAGGGTATCAATGTTGTTGTTGCTAAAGGACTTGCT